AAGTGTGCCAATGCCCACAGACGATGGTTTTATCCTCCTGGCAAGTCACCGCAGCGTCTATGCCGTTATACCACCTGGCCTTTGCCCATTCCTCCGCCGATGCGCTGCGCCAATCAGAATAGTAGCTGTAGCCGTTCCGCTCCCGAATGCAGGGAATCCACCCGTGAACGAACACATAGTGGTCGGTCTCGAAGTAATCCCTCATGGCCGGAATAATCTTTTTGTAGTAGTCAGTGTTCCGAGCCGTCTCTGCGAAATCGTAGTGGCGGATGATGGCCATGACAGGGTCGAAGGCTGTGAGCTGCATAGCCGTGTTGTGGGTGCCGTTCTGTGCGTGGTGTTTGAGCGGGATGCCCTGATCTACGGTAACCAGGTCAACATACATGTCCTCGTGGTTGCCTCTGATGAGGATGACCTCATCCTTTTCCATCAATTCCAGAATGAACTGCTGAAGGAACCTGGCCTCTTGGCCACGGTCGAATAGGTCACCCAGTACGATTAGCTTGTGGGGCTCCTCGTCGGTGAAAAAGCCAGCCTCCGAGAGGGACTGGCTAAGTTCACTGTAGAAGCCGTGGATATCCGATGTAACATAATACTTCATTCTGGTATATCCTCCTTTTGTGCAGGGGTGTAGGAGACAATGTCCCCGAGGTCTACGCCCAAGGTATCGCAAATGCGACACAGTACGGTCAATGATACGGGTTCGCCTTTGCCCATTTTGGTAAGGGTATGGGGTGCCAGGTGTGCAGCCTCCCTCAGTTGGCCTTTACCCATATTCTTGTCGATGAGCAGCTTCCATAGCTTTTTATAAGATACACCCATTACTGTACCTCCTCGGCTTTGCCGTGAATAGAATAGGCGCTCGTCAAGTCTAAGAGGACGAAGCGTTGTTGGGGCAGAATCCTGCCTGGGACTCGATAGGAGGAACTCTCATCCCAACCCAGGCAGGCTGCCAGATATCGACAGAACGGAGCGCACTTAATTTCCATCTGCGCTCTCTGGCCAGGCTTTCCGTACATGGAGGGTGGGACACGCATGGAGGCGAATACCTTTCTGTGGTAGGGCTCCATGACCATTGATTTGCCGTCTTTGGAAATGAGGAACCGCACAAACTGCGGCTCCCCAATGCCTCTCACTGCATCGGCTTTGATGTGAACGCGCCCACCGGCTAAGTAGAAGGATATAAATGTCTCATGCATTCTTTCCACCTGCCTCCCGTGACTTCCAGGATTCCGGGTTCGCAAAGTCGAACAGCATCAGCACCTTGTTGTCGGCGGTGAACAGTCTGCCGGTCGCCCGGTAGACCAGATCCTTGTTCCAACCCCAAGTGTCATAAAGCTGCGCGGCAAAGGACTTGCATTCGATTTTCCTGGCGGAGGGAGATTTGACGCTCTTGACCCAACGGATGCCATCCTGGTCTTTGCTAGTCACAGGAACTACGAGCAGCCCTCTAGTCTGTGGATTGATTTCAATGCGGATGTGCTCACAGTTGTTAAGTAGAACGATGGCCTGCTTGCTGAAGGAAATGCTTGTAGGCCAAAGGGTGCATGTGGCATCGCTCTTTCTTGGCAGGTGGGCAAACATCTGCCCGCTGACCACCTGGAAGCCATCAAGGCTAATTTCACTGAGTCTCGTATCGAGTTGCATTTCAGTTCCTCCTCTTTATGCCTTGTCCGTGGTGACATAGCCCTCGGCAAGGTTAATTTTGTATGATTCTTCGTGCTCCGGCACGGGGGTACCAAAGTAGTCTCGCCATTCCTTGGGAAGGTAAGAACCCTTGCGCTTGCCGCCAACAAACAGTTCAAAGTCGTTCAGTTTGAAAAGGAACAGCACTTCGCCATCGCACGAAGCGGGCTTGCCCAGGATTTTGTACCTGTACTGGGGGTCCCAATTCATGAAGTCGAACAGTTTGGCAGCGAAGACTCTACACTGCAGGTCGCGGTTGGAGAGTTCCTTCTGTCCGCCGCCCTTTGCCCATCTGAGAGAGTCGGGGGCATCCGCATCGCAAGGTCGGATAATGAGGCGCTTTTCGTCTGGGTTGATAAGAACCTGGATGTGTGTCACACCAGGGAAGCGTCGGAGGCATGCCATGTTGAACTTCAGTCGGTTGTCCCAGATAGTGATGGCAGGCTCACGGGAGTGAGCGAACAACTCAGCTTTAGTAACCTGGTAGCCCGCCAGGTCGACAACTTCTTCCTCGGGGGCATCCTCGAGGGGCTTGCTGTGGTCGAACAGATACTGGGGGTCGCGGTTTTCCATTTGTTTATTCCACCTTTTCTTTTAATTGTTCAATGCTAGCCTGCAGCTCTTCCTGCGAGAGAACTGCGATTTGCTTTACGCCAGGGGCAACAATGCTCTTAGCCTGTGCGTTCCAATCAGTGCGTGGGGCAAGGTAGTAAAAGCTGTTCTCCAAAGCGTAATCGTAGAACTCCTCGCCAAAGCTGTCGTTCCACTCTTCTGGGGTAAGGGTTGTGCGGCGCTTGCGGACCTTTTCGGTTTCTGGGTTGACCACCTCCATGTAGGCTGCCGGTTCGGCGTTCTGCAATGGGAATACAATAATCTCATCCACACCTCTCTTTGCCCAAGTGCCGCGGACACGGTATGCGTAATCGGGATTCCAGTCCATGATTTGGTACAGAGCATTGGAAAAGTGAGGGCAGGATATTGTTTTGGGAATCAAGGGCTTTGTCAGATCGGGGCGCCATTTGATACTGTGGGTATCGTTCTTGCTGCAAGGCCGGATGGCCATCTTGCGTTCGGTCGGATGCAACAGCAGCTGAATGTACTCCACCTCTTCGAACTTCTTCATGCACACCGTGTTAAAAGTGATTCTGCCGTTAACGAGGGAAATGCACGGGCAGTCGGGTCTAGTTGAAAGGAACTGCCCTCGTACCACCTGGTAGCCTTCCAGGTCAAAGGCGCTGAAACTGCTGCGCCGAATGCGCCGGAGGCCTTCCTTCTTTTCCACACTGTTTGAGGCGTCAAAGTAGGTGCCGGGGTCATCATTCACCCAATGGTGATTGATTGGGATGTACCCTCGGAAGATACCGTCATCGATGACCTGGACGGTCGGCAGACCGCCCTTGAGGTGGTGTCTTCGATTGGCCATGAGGGTTTGTGCAGCTTCAAAGGTCTCAACCGAGATAATGGCATCGTGATGGTTGGTATAGAGGTATTGGTCTCTGTCCTGCCTGTTGCGTTTGTGTTTGTGTTCAAACATGTCTGCCGTGAAGGTTTTCCAGGTCAGAACATTACCGCAGTATCTCTCGTTTCGGAGGATGTAGTAGATGGAGCCCTCACTCCAGTCGGTGTTGCCGATTTTGGTCTCGCAGCCGATGTCAGTAAGGAGTGTCGCTATGTCTCGCGGTGTCATACCCGCCAGGAAAGAATCAAAGATGAAGCGAACGATTCTGGCCTCCGATTCCACAATCTCCAACCGGCCGTACTTGACATAGCGCCCCGCCGCATCTCTTGGCCTGTCGTACCCTAGTAGTTCTGGGGTAAGCAACTTGCCATCCTTGAACCGCTGCGTCAACGACCAGTTCATGCTTTCGCTCTTCTTAACCGATTCTTCCTGGGCAAAGGTTGCCAGGAACGAAAGCATTAGCTCCGAGTCTGCCGACAAGGTGTTAAGGTTATCTGTCTCAAAGAACACTCCTACGGGCGGAGTCTGCCGTTTCAGCTTGCGGACAAGGGTGATACAGTCGACCAGGTTTCGTGCGAAACGGCTGACGCTTTTCGTAACAATAAGGTCGTATTCGCCGCGTTCGCAAGCAGCAATCATTCGATTGAAATCGTCGCGGTTCTTTAGGGATGTGCCAGAGATGCCTTCGTCAGCGTAAATCTCTCTGAGATCCCAGTTGGGATGGTTACCGACCAGTTGGCGGTAATGGGCCTGTTGGAGTTCATAGGATGATAGCTGCTCATCGTTATCTGTTGAAACACGGCAGTAAGCACATACACGGAACATCCGGCCTTCTCCGTAGATGTCGATTTTAGGTTTTGCGGGTATAAAGGCCGCTGCGCTGACTTCTTCACGCTGGTATGCCTGTCGCAACTGCTCTCGGTCTTCATCAATCCGCATGAACAACCACCTCTTTCTGAAAAATGTAGTAATATCAACGGTTTGCGCCGTTTCAGCAATACCGTTGCGGTCACATATTAAATCCAGATTGGCATAAAGTCAACTTAATAATTCACCGATTTGGCATATATCTTCAAAATAAAAAAACCAGGTCGGCATTGTAATTTAAGTAGTGGTGGTGTAGAATATTTGCGGAGGAGATACCATGAGATTGAAACAGCTTCGAGAACTGAATAACATGTCCCAGAGGGAAGCTGCCGAAGCCATCGGCTGCACTCAGGGTAACTACTCTCGGTACGAAAATGGTGAGAGAGAACCCTCCACAGAGTTACTGATTAAAATGGCGGAGGCATTTGGAGTGTCCGTGGACTACCTTATCGGAAAAAGCGAAGAGGACACCCTGGTGCTTAGCCTTTATGAACGGGACCTCGTTCTGGCTGCCCGTGAAGCCGACAGCAGAGCAAGGAAAGATGCATTGCTTTTGCTGACCGAACACAAGAAGTAATAGAGAAAGCCCTGCCCGTTTGGGCAGGGTTTTGCTATTCCTGTTAGGCCTCAATCTCCGCTCCGTTCTGGAAGCGGAACACCCACCTGTTATCGTGGTAGATGGTGACCTTGTCCACAGTCTCGACCCAGAGCCGTTCGTCAAACTCTGCAAGGTCGCCGTTCTGATCTCTGAGCCGCTTGGTGTAAGCATCGATGGCCCTGGCCTTTGCAGCCATTGCAGACCGTTGTTCCTCCAATGCCTCAATCTGCGCCTTCACAGATTCGTACCGAGTCACCAGAGCGTTGTATTTCGAGGCATATTCCTCTTGGCTCTGCAAGGCGACCGCATTCTCGGCGATGCATTTCTTTGTCAGTTCAGCAACTACCTCGGCTTCCTGTTCCAGGTCTGCCAGTTGAGAATCAATCTGGCTCGTATCTGTCAACACCTTTTTCATTAGCCTGCAGTCTGCAATAATGGCATCTCGGTTCAAAAGCATTCGATTGAAGATGGCCAGAAAGCGGGTCTTGATTTCCTCTTCGGAAATGTGTGGGGTGGAGCACTTGTCGCCCTTGAACTTGTCGTTACACTGCCAAATAACCCGGCGGTATTTACTTGTGGAGTTCCAAACCTTTGAGCCGTACAATGCCCCGCAGTCCCCACAGTAGATGCGGGATGCGAAAACACTATGACCGCTGTACTTGCGCCCCTGTCGTCTGCGGCGCTGCATCTCTTCCTGGACTCGGTCAAAAAGGTCTCTGCCAATAATGGCCGGGTGGCTGTTTTCCACATAGTATTGGGGAACTTCACCCTCGTTGCGCTTCTTCTTTTTCTCCAAGAAGTCCACCGTGAACTCCTTCTGCAGGAGCGCATCCCCCTTGTACTTTTCGTTGGTGAGGATGCTGTCCACCGTGGAGCTCGACCACACCCTTTTGCCAGACGGTGTGGGAATACCCTCGTCTGTAAGGCGTCTGGCAATGGCTGAAGTTGTAAGGCCGAGCATAAACAAATCGTAGATGTAGGCCACAGTTTCGGCTTCCTCCGGCACAATCTCGGGCAGGCCATCGGGGCCTTTCTTGTAGCCGAGGAAGTGCTTGTACGGCAGGCTGACCTTTCCGTCTGCAAAGCGTTTTCTCTGGCCCCATGTGACGTTCTCGGAAATGGATCTGGACTCTTCCTGGGCAAGGGAAGCCATGATGGTCAGTAGTAGCTCACCCTTGCTGTCAAAGGTGTAAATGTTCTCTTTCTCGAAGAACACCTCGACACCTTTGTCCTTCAGCTTGCGGATGGTAACCAGGCTGTCAACGGTGTTTCTGGCGAAGCGGCTGACGGACTTGGTAATGATGAGGTCAATTCTCCCGTCCAGCGCATCCTGAATCATTTCGTTGAAGCCGTCACGGTGCTTGGTATTCGTGCCGGAGATACCCTCGTCGGTGTATACCTTCACGAAATCCCACTCACTATGCCGGAGGATGTACTGCGTGTAGTAGTCGACCTGGGCTTCGTAACTGGTAAACTGCTCATCGCTGTCCGTGGAGACACGAGCATATCCTGCAGCTCTGCGCTTGCTGTTGCCCTGGATTGGCTGTGCCGTGAACTTATGCTTTGTGGCGGGAATCATAGTGACCGAGGCCATTATTCCACCTCCTTGGGGAGAAATCGCCCGTCAGCACTGCGCTGTGGGGGCTTTTGCTTTTTGGCTGCCGCCCTAGCAGCCTCTTTCATTTCTGGAGTCCAACTGTCGGCTCGTGAGCGTTCTTTCCAAACCCGCTCGACTTCGGTGCCGTTTTTGAAGAGGAAACGCAGGCGGTTGTCGGTGCCTACTAAAATACTGTCGACAAGAATCGGCAAATCCTTTGCGGAACCAACCAGTTCCTCGGCAATCCGTTCCAGTTCGGTTTCGGGTATCATTTTGGTATCACACCGCGATTTGCCTCTGTTCAAGGTGGTAGAGCAGTTCCAGAAGTGCCGCCCGTGGTTGATGCGCCTGCGGTAGTGCTTTCCACAGTGTTCGCAAACCAGAAGGCTAGTGAACGGAAAGCGAGAATGCTCAGTGCAGTACACCCACTTTTCAGCCCGTGCCTTAATTTCCTCCTGAACCTGCATAAAGGTTTCCAGGTCAATTATCGGCTCATGGGCATCCTCCACATGGTATTGGGGCAGTTGCCCTTCGTTGGGGAGCCGTTTCTTGGTGATGTGGTTTTCTGCGTAAGTCTGCTGCAAGAGCAGGTTGCCCGTGTAGGAATAGTTTTTGAGAACCTTGTAGACCGTGTGCTCATGCCACTCGTTGCCCCGGCGGGCGAGGATGTGGTTATCGTTCAGGTGCTTGGCAATCACTCTGGTTCCGCAGCCATCCAGGTACATGCGGAAAACAGTGCGGACTACTTCAGCCTCCTCTGGTACGACCTTCAGCTGGCCGTTTTCGTTCCTGTAGCCGAGCATCGTGCAGTTCCAAGGCTTACCTTCCTTGAAGTTCTTCTGAACGCGCCAGAGCTGGTTTTCGCTTGCGGATCTGCTTTCCTCCTGGGCAAAGGATGCCAGGATGGTGAGCATCAGTTCACCCTCGCCGGTGGTGCTGTGGAGGTTTTCCTTTTCGAAGAAAACATCGACGCCCAACTCCTTCAGTTCACGAACGGTCTCCAAAAGGGTGACCGTGTTGCGGGCGAAGCGAGAAATGGACTTCGTAAGCACCATGTCGATTTTGCCTGCCCTGCAGTCGGTCAGAAGCCGAACGAACTCGGGCCGGTCTGCTCGGGTGCCGGTAATGCCCTCATCGGCATAGATGCCCACCAAAGTCCAGTCGGGGTGCTTCTGGATGAGGGTATTGTAATAACTAATCTGTGCGGACAGCGAATGCCCCATCGGGTCTTTATCCGAGGACACTCTGGCGTAGGCTGCCACACGCTTCATCTGAGGGGCAGCCAAAGTGTGGAATGTCACACGCTTAATCGTGCGCTGCATCAGCAACACCTCCTTCGGTATGTGACATATTCGCTCTGAAACCCAGTAATATCAACGGTTTTCGGCAGAATAAACTACCCGAATTTAGGCCGTACTTATTGGCTATTTTTCTATCAATTTTGTCGTACTCTTCCTCGGAAATAATACCCTCACGGAGCATACCAAGGGCGACAGCCATCGCAGATCTGTAGCACAGAATGGCATCGTTCATACTTCCACCACCTTCTTGCGAGATGCAGCTGCGCAAGTGGTAGAGCAGAACCTCCGCTTGGGAGCACCATACACCTCAAAGGCGACACCGCAATGTTCACAAATAATAGTTCTGTACGCTTTGCGGTTGACCTGGTCACGATGGGAGTTCCACCAGGCCATGCGACATTTGTCCGAACAGTACTGCTTGGGCTTGCGATGCGGCGTGAACTGGATAGGCCGCCCACACTGCCGACAGTATGCGTCCGAGGGGGCTTCGCAGTCCGTGGCGTCCACAGGGTGGCGTTTGCAGTAGGACTTAACTGTATCGACAGCGATATTCGTCAAAGCAGCGATTCGGCGGTAACCGAACCCTTGGCGTTGGAGTTGGGTGATGATTTTGATTTCATCGTTTGTCATGCTGTGACCTCCTTCTGAGGAGTTCCCTCACAGGTAGGTCACGACAGAGGCAAAAGTAAACCCCCTATAAGCAAAAAAATTGGCCCACCAGGGATATCTCCCCAGTGGGCCATTACTCATGCGGTATGGAATTTGTCGTGGTAGCGTTTGAGCATCACGCAGAACTGCTCTCTGGTGATGGGCGAACGGAGCATCAGATTGCCAGAGGTGTCACCAGCCATCAGACCCTCGGCAACAGCCCATTCAACACCGTCCTTCGACCAGGCGGCCGGGGTGTTGTCCTGATTGCGCTTATCCATTTCTGCCTTCACCGCCTTTCTGAAGGTATCCATCGTGTACCCCATGTCGAGCTGCGTCCAGAGATGTTCGGGATCTCCGTGGTTGGATGCGATGCCTCGGGCATGTCCCTCTTTGTGGGAGACGATGACACCGTCAGCCAAGGGGTCAAGGTCGAACTTCTCACACAGCATGGCGAAGAGTTCTACAGCAGCCTTGTAGGTGCGTTCGGCGGCTGCAACGGCTTTGGGCTTGTCGGAGCAAGTGAAAGTGGCACCGCCCACATACTTGATGCAGGAAGGCTCACACATCTCGACACCGATGTGGGTATTATTACTAGAGCCACCACCATGCCAACCCCGGTGGTTCCAGGGCAAGGTCTGATAGACCGTTCCGTCATTTGCATCAATGAAACCGTGGACGCAAGCGTTCTTGTAGGTGCTCTTGTTCCAGTTCTTGATGAAAACAGAAGCACTCGGCTGGGGACATCCAACCGAGTGTAGCATGAGACCTTTGACCGTGATTTTCCGACCTGCCGTGTAGCAGGGGTTCTGGGTCAGGAAAGATTCGATTAACTTCATTTCTGTTCCTCCTCTGCGCGGCTATGCAGCTGTTTCAGCACAGCCTTAACTGCCTCCGGCACAGGGAGCCCCAGGTGGCTTGCATTCTCCAAGAGGGACACGCCTTCATTGGAGATATAAAAGAAAATAACGGCTGTCCGCAGAACGGAGCCGTTACCAATCACCTGGGCATCCAGGATATGTGCTACGCCGACCATAACGAAGATAAGTACCTTGCGGAAGATGCCCTTGAAACCAACAGAGCTAGAGAGCTTCTTATCCACAATGGCACACATCACTCCTGTCACATAGTCGACCGCCGCAAAGGCAATCAGTGCGTAAAGCAAGCCGTCACATCCTCCCAGGAACCATCCGAGCCATCCACCGATTGCGGTGATGACAATCTGAATCGAAG